TTATTTGTCTGGTTCTTGAATTTGATAACCAAAGACTCCTTTTATCTCAACATCCCCACAGCCTTCTTTTTTGGTCAGTTTAATACCATGGGGTCTATAAATGTAACGCCCACTTGATAAAATTCGGTCTGTTGCACTTAGATCATATTGGTTACCTGTATACTCTTTGACTGATGACGGAAAATCCGTTCCTGATAAGGATGTTCTGTAGAGTGTCACCTCTAAAGTACAACCCTCTGCATTTAGTATAGAAAATTGGTAACCGTGAGTAGATGGATATTGTTCAGGGTTATTTTGACCTCCTGGTACCCACAGATCTTTTTCCTGTTCCGTCATGATGAAATCAACTTCTACTTCTCGATAAATGGTCTTAGCTGCAACCTTTTCCATATTAAAATGGAACATGACAATGAAACAAAGAGACATCATTACACTTATCCGCTTCATACAACCCCTCCATTCATTTTTACCAGTATACAACAAATAACTCCAAAAATGGTTTTATTTTACTTTTTTATAATAGATAAGGGTTGATTCATTCCATATGTGTTAACTTTCTATGACCTTTCTTAATGTTTCTTTGGTCTTTGGACCATATATGCCATCTGGGGTTAACCCATGCATCATTTGAAATCGAGACACTGCATTCGCAGTCTTGGGTCCGTAGTACCCATCGATTCCATTATTGATCGCTCCCTTATCAGGATAAAAATAAATCGATGCTAAGGCTTGTTGTACGGCTTTTACAGCTGACCCTTTTGTAAGAGGCTTCGTCACTTTTAAAATACCTGCAGGCAAACTGTATGTTTTTTTGACCTTGTTGGTTTTAGATGTTGATCTCGTTGATATGGTTTTGATAGATGTTTCTTTCACCGGTTTAGCTGTTGTCATTTGACTTGATGCTGATGCAATACCCGCCTTGAAGCCATCCCAACGATTTAACAGCTTACGCGGACACTCTTTCCCGCTCCAATGCTTATGCGGCACCACGTTTGATAAAGGAATTCCTAAATCCCCCATCAGTTTTCGAATGAGCCATTGGGCGTTTTTAACGGCTTGTTCAAAGTTACCGCCTGCATTTTCACAAATTTCAATTCCAATTGATTTCATATTGCCGGTTCCCCTGCCATCTCCTGCGTGCCAGCCATTTTCGTTTAAAGGTAAATGCTGATAAATGACCTGATCATCGACCGTGTAGTGCCAGCTAACCCCGGTACTTGCCCGAGCAACAAATGCTGCATGATTTGCCGCATCAGCCCCCCGTCCAGTGTTCGATGTATTATGCACCGTAATATAGAGCGGCTTCATCCTGTTTCCTGGTCTGTTGCGATTTTGTTTTGGGATGAGTGCTTGAATGATCTTCACCATATTGTTTCTCCTTCAAAAATTATTTTGTTAACCCTCTTTGTTTCAGGGCATCTTTTTGCAATTGACCTTTATAGGTCACATAATTATTTTTAAACCAAGCGATCACGGCAGTGACCATAGTGAAAATTGTGGAACCTGCCACATATAGTGCCTCTCCTGCGGTTTGCACTTGCTCCTCGCTAATCGGCAGCACTGTTTGTCCAAACATGACAAGCGTTTGGTTGATAAGCGCAATAAAAAGAAGCACTGTGCGAATCACAGTGCCTTTGTCGAATGTTTTCATGATGTTTTCCTCCTATTTTAAATTCCGTTCAATTTTATCGAGCTTGTCGATCACGACGTCATACTTCTCACTAAACTTTGCTAACACATCATTTTGCGCCTCGATTTGCTCATTGAGCTTGTTTTCTCTTTCCTTTGTTGTGTTTAATACGTAAAACAGCACCCAACAAAACAACACCGCAAACGGTCCTTGTGTCATTAAATATTGAGTCAAATCCATTTCCACTGCACTCACCTACTCCCTCACTTTGCGCATCTTTAAAGAAGGCAAAATAAAAACGCCTATTCAGCGTTTGTTGGATATTCTTCTCTTGTTATTTCTTTGTATTGTTCCGGCGTAATCTTCTCGAAACGAACAAATTTTGCTACATCTTCATTTTCATAACACTTCCATTGATAGAACAATGAAATACTACGGAACCAATCCAATTAAATGACCTCCTTTTCATTCAGCAGCATGACAAGTTCTGATATTGTTTTTGATTGTTCTTCCACTCCCTTTTCTGACTCTGCCAGCTGCTGAAGGAGATCAGCATTTTGCTGTTTTAATAGCTCAATTTCTGATGGTGGCAGTGTTTTTGGCTGTAAACTATCAATGTATTCTTGTGTTGCCGACTCATACCATGCCCTTTTCTTTTCATTGTATTTACCGTTGTACAAACCATCTTGAGGTCTTACATCTGTATATCCTTTTGGGATGTCTGCTTCCTCTTCAATTTCTATTTCTTCCCCTGGAAGGTAATTGTATTTTCCGTCGTATTTATATATCCAATTCACTTTCATCCCTCCTGTGCAGCCATGAATTTAAAGCCGAAAGTGATAAATTCATTTGGGTTTGTTGAATTGGAGACACTTTGTATATACACATTACCATCAGTATCAATATGTGTTCTGTGTGTTTGTGGTGTTGAACCAGCGCCGATACTAGATGCTACCCCTATAAAATGCATATCCTGTATTGGACGATAACCATTTGGCAATGTAAAAACAGGTACTGCAAAACCGATAGTACCCCCTGTAATAGAACCAATTAACTCTACCTCTCCAAATGGATTCTTATAAAATTGCACTTTTTGAGTGCCGTATTGTTTCCATCCGTTTATTATTGTTGTCGGGGACTTCCATTCTATTTGCTCTGCGCTGGTTAACAAACGTTCCCATTTTGACCATACGCTATTTACAACTGTTTTTCGCCATGTCCGGCCGAGATTATCAAAACCAATAATAGAACCGTAGTTTCCTGCACTATTACATACCCAAACCCCTCGTAGAGCAACACCTGGTCCGTTAATAGCTGATGTGTCTGAGGTGAAATGAACAAAACCTTTATAACGAGGTAGTATGTCATGAAAATCAACAGAATTGATTATGTGAAATTTTCCAAAACCATCTGGATTGGTAATAGGAAATGCTTGAATAGCATTTAAATCTTTAGATGTTAGCTGCCTTTCCCATTCAGTCCATGTATAGTCAGTCTTCCTAATTCTATAAAAAGAGTTCAGACCATTAACTGCATCGTATATAGCTTGTAATAGGGTATTCCCATAACTTATCACGATCATAAATGCCCTTTTGATCTCTTTTGGACCATTTAAACCAGCATTATAAATGAGATACAATCCTGTTTCTGTCATCTCGTTATAGTCGGTGGTTTCACCTATGCTTTTATAAAAGGGTTGACCGTTATCTCTTGTTATTTTATGAAGCTGACTGTTGTTCCATTTATCTTTTTCAGCTGCTGTCGGAATCTGAGTCCAAGTGATAGATAGATGACCAGAATTATAGTAGAAGTAATATGCATTACCTGATGTATCTATCGCAAAACCTGTTCCAATATTATTTTGTCCCACTGTCTGTATCCCTCTAATGGCATATTGTGAAGGGCTATCCTCTATTCCACTGGGCGCATAAAATGTACATGTCCCTTTGTCTTTAATTGAGTCAAAAATTTTTGTGCCGACAGGAATATTTAAAAGTTGTACTCCATTATCACCTGTAATTTTATACAGCTGCGACTCATTCCATTTCTTTTTTTCTAGTTCTGAAGAGTGCTGTCTCGAATCATCGATATGATTAGTTAATTGTTCTAATATACCAGTGTCGTTATGAATCAGTATTTTCAACATATCGTTGAATAGATCAGCATGAGCTTTATCACTCGTTTCAAAAGAACGAGGAGTTTTTATATCCAATGTGTTCTCTCCTTTCATCAACTTCATAAATTGTTTCAATGAGATTGAGGATAAGTTATGATTTAATGGTTTCGCCGGAATCACCTATTTACGGTAAAAAAATAAAGCCATTAGGCTTCGTATTTGTCTCCTGTTATGTCTTGATAGTCATCTGCCGAGATCCAGCCGATGCTTACATAAAATGCAATGTCCTCTGGGCCGTAACACTGCCAGTCCCAAAATTGTTTGATGTCTGCTACAGTTGGAAACATCATTCTGAAGTCCCCCCTTTCTGCATAGCCAATAACTTCGTTAATTGTTTAGATAATAAAGCACTTTGTTTCTTTAGTAATTCCAAATCATTTGGTGCAGGTTTCATTTTTAAGCTATCAATATAATTTTGTGAAGCCGTCTCCTTCCACTTACGAGAGCGAGGATCATATTTTGCTATATATGATTCTACTGGCGGTGGTATCTCCGTATAATTTTCAGGAATTACATCATTCTCGTTCACGTTCAGCTCTTCACCTGGCATATAGATTAATTGATCATCATATTTATAAATCCACATATTATTACCTCCTATAACGTACTAAATTTTATTAAAAACGCAATGAATTCTGTTGGATTTGCTGTGTTAGAAGATAATTGCACACACACTCGTCCATCAGTTGTGATCAATGTTCTATGAAATTGCGGTGTTCCAGAAGTTCCAAGGCTAGAGGCCACTCCAACGTAATAAACAGGTTGCTTTGGACGGTAGCCTTCAGGTAAAACAAAAACAGGAATTTCCCCTAATGGACCATCTCTAACAGCTCCATTAATTTCGACTTCTCCTAAAGCGTTTTTACTAAACCGAATCGGTAAAGAACTTGTACTATATAGTTTCCATCCATTTATTATTCTAGGTGTGGTCCACGTTACTTCTTGATCTGCTTCAGTAAGACTACGCCTCCAACCTTGCCAGCCTAGATTTAAGTCAAGATAATTTGTAAACATGTTATTTTTATAGTCTATTGCAATAACCCATCCAAACGTACCTCTGTTGTTACTATCAGATGAAGTAAAATGATAAAAACCACGAGATGCCAGCGCTGAAGGATTTTCTTGTACACCAGCTGGTGAATAGAATGTACCAAATGTTTTTCCTGTTTCAGTTAATTTATCTAATAAATTTTCTGACGCTCCCACAGATACACGTACTCCCCCAGTATCATTTGTGATTTTAATCAGCTGGCTTCCATTCCATTTGTTTAAATCCGATATATTTGGTAGAGGTGTCCACGTAATCGTAGTGTGACCAGAATTGTAGTAAAAACTATAAGCATTCCCTGCTATATCTACTGCAAAACCTGCCCCTATGTTATTTTGGCCAACTATTTGCATACCTCTCAGTGATATATTTGACGATGATGGAGAATCTTCAACTCCAGGAGCTGCGTAAAATGTACATGTTCCTTTATCCTTAATTGCATCAAATATTTTTGAATCTGCTGAGACATTGATAAGTTGCATACCATTATCTGCAGTTATTTTATAGATTTGCGAGTCATTCCATTTTTTCTTTTCTTCTTCAGATGCATGTAAGTTCATATCTTGAGTGTGACTCGTAAGCTGTTCTAACAGTCCATTGTCGTTTTCGAGCAAGGTTTGGACCATTTCATTGAATAAGTCGGCATGAGCTTTGTCACTAGTTTCAAATGTTTTCGGTGAATTTATTTCCATTAAAATCCCTCCATTAATAAATATCATCAATCTCAAAAACAAATTCGATGTCGCCGTCTTTTTGTTTGTCTGTCATGGTGCGGATGGCGGTGAATTTGCCGTCTTCGTCGACAAGTGCTAGTTCGTTGATCACTTCTCCTGCCAGTTCTCCTTCGGCGATCGTGCAGGTGTAGCGGATTTTTGCTGGTTCCATGAAGGTAAACGAATCAATATTTTTTTGGACTAGTTCTTTTTTGAGTTTTTGTTCAGTGCCGTCCAGTGAGATCGGTTTTCCATCCTTCGTTCCCCCATTTCCAAATGCCATTTTGACGACTTTTGTGAGTTTTGTTCCTTCTGCTCTTGCCTTTGCCATTTGTTGACGTGCATACAGTGTTGTTACAGTTAATTGATCAGCCATTGTGATCCTCCTTATAACTCTATTTTTTTAGAAGTTGCTGCTAGCATTTTTGATCCGTCCAGCGGAACAGATCCATCGAGAATCCAGTAATGATCCTTGATCAGTAAGCTTCCACCCTGCTCAGTTTGGACATGTACTGGCAGACGGAACGTCATCTTCTTCTTGGTTTGATGCTGGCGCTGATTTTTTGTGCGTACAGTCAATGCCGCTCCTTGCTTCGTTTCATGTACCGTTCCAGTCATGACATAGTTCATGCGATATGCTGTGTCTGACTGATGTTGAAGCCGCATTCTCATGTTTAATGAATGCCGAAAACGAGCAGGCACATCCGTTGTACCTCGTGTTCCGCTGAGATAGAACGTACCATTTAAAACAAACTCACCATTGAGTAAAATCGGAATATGATCGAAAAAACCCACCCTGCTTCGCAGTGTGAGCCTTTGATGATGTTCATTTTTTTCATGTACATCAGTATGATGCAAAGCCATAAACGTATAAGCCAAGTGTGCAGGTTTTAACGTTTCAAGTATTTCTACAATATATCTCGTGTTTTGCAGATCATCTAAGTTCACACGTAAGGCGAAATGATAGCGATTGGTTGTGAGACGGATGACAGCACTTGGATTCTTGAGAAAGCGATTCACTGATTTCTCTAATGAAAGATACGTGATTGGCGGAATATTTGACATCATATTGAGTAAGCGTGCCCTGCGCAGTTCAATTGAATCATCTGATTCCCGCTGCACCTTCAGCATTCTTTCCCATCTGTTTAATCCCCATGTCGCTGTTAAAGGAAAGAACTGATCCGTTAAGTCGAAAATGGATTCGTCCAATTGCTCAAATTCCGGTGCCTCTGTCTTGAGTAGATGATCCACTTCATAAATCTCTGTAAAATATGGCGGCAAGTAGTTTTTCATTTCATCAAGTTTGCTCAATAACCTTCACCTGCCTCAGACGTGGTATTTCAATGTCCTGTAATACTAAGTTTTTTGACTCCCCATTCAATAAGACGTTTGCATAATCGGACACACTCTCTGAATGGTACAAAATATCATTTAAGGCGGACATTCGAATCGTACTTTTTTCAAATGCGATTGATTTCAACAGTGCTTTGACCTTTTCTTCTATTTCTTTTTGCGCACCCTCAAGTGTCCAGTCCATCTGAAGTTCGACGGACACTTCTACGTCAATATCCAGCCACTTGGCGCTTTCCACGGTTGCTTTTGAACCAATAGGAGCTTGCCCTTCTCCTTCTCCCGGTACAGGGTCGATATACTCCTGGACCCTTTTGACAAGAAGATCAGATGCTACATCTAGATTGCCGTCTGTGATGACAATTTTGACCGTTCCCTCTCCATTCCATAGCGGGAACACTTTCGCTCTGCCGACACCAACCACTTCCTCGGCCCACTTTTTGTAATGTGCTCTGTTGGCACTGACAGCCTCTCGCCTTGCGCGTATTAAATACCGATCGTATAATGACGCATCATCTTCTTCCTCTTGCCCTGGTATCACCAATTCCTTCATGATCATCGACTCTAGACCTGGAATTGTATCAAGCGATAGCAGCGGCTGACCTGTTAATTGCCCATTGCCGGCTGTACCTGTTGTCTCGCATTCAAGTGTACCGTCCTTTGAAAATTGAAAATAAACATCTTCAATAAAGAATCTTGATCCTGCTGGAATGTTTACGTTCTCTGGTTGAATGGTTACGGACCACACCGCTGTGGTGGCTGGCTTTCTTTCAATCCCCACTTCTGCTGCTCGTCGATCTAAAAATTCCCCCTGTGCTGTATCAGCAAAGACAAGCTCAAATACTTGATCAAGCCAAATATACGACTGAGCCAGTTCAGCAGCAGCAGGTGCCAAGGCATTCCAAATAACGCTGTTTTCTCTTTTATCTATGTCATCTGGCAACCTGTCCAGCATTCTTTCCATCAACGCCTCATACGTTTGCTCCTCAAACATCTCCCTCCATCACCTCCTCTATTTCTAATGTGCCTTCATCTGTGACAATGGCTAGTTTGACTTGAAAGGCATCATTTTGCTTCGTGACTTCTATCTCTTCAATATGATCAATCCGCTCATCAACGACCAATGCTTCTTCTAGCAATCTTGGAATCTCCATTTCTTTGTATTCATCTGTTGCTTCTGTATCGGTCAATAGCTCCTGAATTTCAGTACCAATGTCGTGACTGTAAATGGGATGTGCATAGCGCTCTGTTCGCAATGTCATATAAATAAATTGACGGATCGCTTCAATGCCTGTAATGGCTTCATTTGTCAGCCTACCATTTTCAAAATCTATGCGATACGTCGTCGAGGTTTCTACCTCTTCGTCTCCTTCTGTTTCCTCGATTTCTTCCTCTGGTGAAAGTGCCACATTCATCACCTCCCTTACAATTTGTCGATGATGTAAAAGGACTGCCCTCCTGCCATTGCAAGTACCATAATGCTGTCTCCCTTTTTCAACTCATCATCCTCACCCTTATTTAAGCGTTTAGGCCAAATGAGCAGTTCTTCTGGAATGATCAGCTTACTGTTTTCATTTAATCGGATGTGAAGAGGCGAAGCCATTGTGACCTCTCCAATCACCAGATCAATTGGAGAAGCTGCATCTACTGCATTGACAGCGAGTCGTTTAATCGCTTCACTTAATCTCATGCTTGATCACCCTTTGGCATGGAATTTTTCTCAACGACGTCAATTGTCATGGTGTGCTTCACTCCATTGAATTCATGTTTGTCTTGATCGATCCAGTAGGTTTTTTTGATGTTGATTTCAGGGATTTTCAAATAGATTGGCAGACCGCTTTGCAGTTCAGGGATTCCTAGTGCTTGTATGCTTTTCACTTCTTGTTTGACGCCTTTTTTTTCAGCTAGGCGTACTTTCGCTCTTTTTTGAAGCTGCGGCTGGTTGATTTGACCTGTGACCGTCTCCACATGCTGTAAAATGCCGTACTGACTCTGACCCGCTTTGTCCTGTTCGATCACCACAATATCTGATTTGCTACCTTTTTTCTTATTCTTCCCCTGTTCGTCTACAGACGTGCGCATCTTCACACGTGTTGCTGTCTCTTCAATGGAGGTGCTGTACTGATAACCGATGAGGTTGACGCCTGATTCAATGACCCACACGTCCTCTGGATCGGGCCAAGCTCTCAGCCCCATCTTGCCTTTAGCAGAATAAATTTGATAATTTCTACCGGTTTGCCGTTTCGTTTCTTTCAATGCTTTTAAAATGATGTCATATAAACTCGTGTCATTTTTAAAAACGAGAGACTTCATGACATGTCCTGTATTTGCGATGGATGTCATTGGAATTTGAAAGTCTGCCCCGATCCGCCTCAAAATTTGATCTGCCCGTTGATTTGAAAAAACATATACATCTTGGTTTTTCACTAAATATTGGAGCATATCGTATGCGGTAAAGGTCAGCTTTCCTTCAACAGGCGTCCTAGAAAACACGATGCCTCTGAACAGCTCTTTTCCTTTCCATTTAAAAAGAACCGTGTCTCCTTCTGAGACACGGTAATATGTTTGACTGCCTTGCTTTGTGATAATGTTCGCCTGAATAGAGCGAGGGGCCTGATACCTTTGCCCCTGAAGTGTCACACTCTCTGTGACAAGCTCATACATCGTGCCGCTTCTGATGGCAAAAAGCTCAATCAATGTCAGCCCCCCTATTGTGGTATTTTCAATTTTTGCCCTGGAAAAATCCAATGTCCCGGCTGTTTAATATTGCGTTTACTTCGTTTGATCATCGCTGCTTTATTGGCATTCCAAATACGCCGCCATTTTGTACTATCGCCATAAAAACGGCCTGAAATGGCCCAAAGAGTATCTCCTTTTTTGACAGTGTACAATTTTGGTGGTGTTTTTGAGGGTCTTTTCTTTTTGGTTTGTTTCGCTTTTTTCTTTCGTTTGATTTTCCTAGGCGATGCGGTTTTATATTCCTTTAACTCGATCGTAAATTCACGATCCCCTATGTCATAAGACCCTTCCTTGTGAGTGAAGCTCTCAATGCTGCAAGTCATATTGATTTTAGTCCCTGTCACAATCAGTCGCACAGACTTCTTTGAACGCATCATTCGTTCAATTTTTGCTATTGCATTCTCTGGTGATGGAATGCTTTTATATTCAGCAATTGGCGAATATTTCTTAGGAAATAATGAGGTGAATGATACTTGTTTAGCCGATGGTACATCAATAAAAGTCAGTTCTCCAAAGGAGGAGACCTTCACTGTTTCATTTTGTACGTTATTTGTAATCTCAAGTTCGGATGGAAGCACAGGGAATCGCAACTTCTCCTTGCCTTGGGAAATCCACAATTGATACACTGATTTACCCATCGATCACGACCCCTTTCGTTCCTGTCTGAAGCTCTACTTCCAATTCGTCTACAAGCATTTGTCTAATTTTTTCGACAAGCGATTGCTGATCCTGTCCATTATGGAAATGCTGATCACCATTGAACTGGATGGTGATTTGTTTATTACCAGACGTTGTTGCAGTCCCAGCTGACTGTGCTGAGGTGACTTGCTGCATCTGTGATTCTGGTAAAGGAGCAGATGCATTTGATGGATCATAGACTTGCATCCCAAGTGCCTTGGCTGCCTGCGTCAATAAATATCTCCCGCGAATGCCTCTTTCTTCTGGAATAATCCATTCACGTTTGTTTCCTTCACCGACTCTAGCTACCTGCTCCTGAGTAATCAGACCGCCATTGGCGTAGCCTTTATAAGGACCGCCTCTTCTCATACTCCGTAATCCCGGTGTATTGAAGACTGTTCCATATCTGCCCTTAATATAGTTAATGGCTGCTACGGCATTATGAATTGGGTTCCAAATATCATTCATGCCCTTGCCTTTATTGGAATGGAAGGTCGGTCCAATGGTTTGCATTAACCCTTTAGAAGGTGTTCCCTTCTTGGCGTTGGAATCCCACAAGTTGATGGCTTTCGGATTACCATTTGATTCGTGCTGAGCGATTGTCATAAGACCTGGAAGCCAACTCATCGATGTGCCAGTCGCCATCAGAGCTGCCATGAGCCATTGCTGAACACTAAGACCTGAAGCACCCATACCACTGAACGCTCCGATTAATGAACCCGCTTGATTTTCAGCAAACTTTTTCACATCAACTGAATCGAGCCCTTTGACGACACCGATCGATGCGAATTTCCCTAGACTCATCATGACACGCGAAGGAGAATGAATGTCTAGTTCTTCTCTAAACGCCTGTTCCACTTTCTTCGCCATTTCTTTGGCAGCTTGTGTGACTTCACTTGCTTTTGAACGCATGCCGCTATTGAAGGCGTCGATCATTCCTGAACCCCATCCTGGTGATTCTTGTTTGGCTTGCAGGAATGGTTGTTTGACGTGTTGGTCTACGTATTGGCTTGTGCCAATTGATGTGGCATTTTGACCTGTTGCAAAGCCACTAACAGTTCCAGATCCCCAAGTTGGTGATGTTGTCATCACTTGTTGGTATGGTGCTTTTACACGACTTTGCAAAAAGCTGTCAGTTCCTGTTGGTGTCATTTGCTGGCCAGTAGCAAATGCCGATACCGTTTGTTGTCCGTACTTTCCTGAATCTGATGTCATTTGATTAAATGGCTGCTGAATGTTTTTTTGCTTCCATTGATCAAGTGAAACCACCTTTTGATTCAGCCCTTGTTCAAAATCATGATTAAATTGCTCGCCTATGCTGGCAGCTTGGATGTTTCCATTCATTGAAACCGTTCCACCAATCGAACCGGCAGAAGCATTTGGAGCTGCAGGAGCATTTGGTGTTATTGGAGCTGGAGAGCTAGAAACTGGACTTGCTGCTCCGCCGCTGCTTGGCACAACAGACATTCCAAGATGAGAAGCAGCCTGTGCAAGCAGCATCTTCCCGCGTCCCCGATTATTTTGAGTTGGAATGACAAATTCGTTACCTGCTTCACCAATCCATGATAAGGTAGGTTGGGTGATATAGCCGCCTGTGGCTTTTTGATCAGGTTTAAAATCTTTCCGACCTTTTTCCCGACCTTTTTCAAATTTCACAATATGCTTACCAATAACTTCCGCGCCTTTAGTTTTAATTAAATCCCATGTATCTCCTAAAATATTTTTACCCCAAGACTTTACATCATTCCACTTATTTGTCCACCAGTTCTTATTAAATAGGGTAGAAGAAGCAGTTGCTTTTGCAGCTGACCAAATTGTTTTTGATTGTTCCCATTTATTTTTCGACCAATTTTTTACATCATTCCACTTCTCGCCCCACCAATCTTTATTAAAGACAGTTTCACGGATTTTTCCTTTAATTGAGTTCCATATATCAACGGCACCATCCCATTTTTCTTTGGTCCATTTTTTTACGCTATCCCATTTTTCTCCCCACCACTCTCCGTTAAAAACGGTCTCACCAAGTTTTTTTGTGATAGAATTCCATATCTCGACTGCACCGTCCCATTTTTCTTGCGTCCAATCCTTGATAGCATCCCATTTCTCGCTCCACCATTCTCCATTAAATACAGTAGATTCTAAAGCTCCAGTAACGTACCCGGCCTGTTCTGCCCACCATTCTGAATTAAATAGTGTATTAGATGCTGTTGTTTTTATATCTTCCCATTTTTCACTTAAGTTCCCTAAAGATTTCTCTGCGGAGGTTTTAACACTTCCCCACTTTTCACTCCACCAATCCTCACTAAATAACGTATTTGAAATATTCTCTTTTAATTTTGAGGTATCAAATAATTCCCCAAGTTTTGATCCACCTAAAGTTCCGGCGATGCTCCCAGCAACACCCCCAACAGCAGCTCCTACAAACGGTATAGGAATTAGAGTTTGGCCTATTGCTGCTCCACTGATTCCTCCTGCAAGCCCTCCAGAGAATCCACCTACTTTTTCTCCAACGTTTTCTTTCGTTGTTCCTATCAAATCTGTAGCACTTAATAAGTTCCCCAAGATAGGCACTCTCTTTAAAAGCTGGCTACTTCCTTTTCCTATATTTTTAAGTACACCTCCTAATCCACTTAGCCCCCCACTACCTTTCATCAAGCCCGCAAGTCCGGCTACAGAGGCTACTATACCTGTGGTTTTCTTCAATCCACTAGGTACTTTTTCAAAAATCTTACCTGCACTTGTTTTAAGTTTTCCTAATCTACCTTGAGGTCTTCTATACCTCTCCGTTCTTGTTGTGGCGGTAGGATTTGAGGGTTGTCTTTGTGAACGACCATTTCTATTTCTTGTCCTATTAGAGCCACGCCTACTTAAACCACGAGCACAACAAGGGCAACAACTACTACGAAACAAACCTTTTCCATTTCGATTATTTTGCTGCGTATTAGGGGTTGGATTTGTTGGGGTTTCTGTCGTTTGATTTTGAGCTGATGAGTTAGTATTGTTTTCGCTCGATTGGTTTTTCGGACCAAGGATCAAATCTAATCCTTTGTTAAACCATTTATCTAGATACTCTTCAGGATTGATTTTAATTTTCTCACGAATTCGTCCGATTACTTCTTGCTTGTATTCGTCTATTTTCGTTTCAATCCAAGGTAGCGCCTTCTCATCCCAAAATTTCCTAGGGCTTAATTTTTCCTTCAATTTATCTGAGACGTCACCTGCATATTTTTCAATTTCTTTTAACGCCTTGTTCCCCAAATTCCCCAGCCAGCTTTGTTTGTTTTCCTGCGTTTTTGTAGCAGCTGTCGCATTAGGTTTCTTTTTGATTTTCTTTTCTTTCACAACTGACTCTGCCTGATCTCGTTTTTTCAACTTACTCTTTGCATTGTCTTGAACAGACACTCTGATCTCATGTTTAGCCATTGTCAAGCTTTTGAGTGTCTTTTTGATTCGTTGAATGGCAGCGGTGGCTTGGTCAACCATGTTTAATCTCATATAGTACGTTCTGTTCATGAGCTGAAGGATTGATTTTTTGATTGATGACATTTTTCCTGACAACTGATCATTCAGTTTGAACGTCAGCAGGATTGGACTTGCTTGTGATTGTTTCAAGCGATCTATACTGGATTTAATGACATCTAGTCCTTTTGCTTGAATGGTTATGACCATCTGTTTCGGTATCATGTTCAGCTGGTTTGTTAATGATTTGAGATCACGATAGATTCCTTGATCTAGCTTCATGGATAATACAGATAACCTTCTAATCGATAAATTGAGGTTCCTTAGCTTCTTTTCATCCATTTCCAGGCTTATTTTCACCGGTTTTCTAAATGGTTTGAGCTGCTTCTCAAACGTTTGAAATCGTTTTTGAATGCGCAACAGCTTCTTTGATACTTTGTCTTCTAATTCAAATCGTGCAGTGAGCTTCGCCAGTTTATTTCCCTCCTTTCTTTGCTTCTTTTTCTAGCATGTCGAGTTTGTAGCTGATGAGTCCGAATAAGAATGCCTTAAATTGTCTTGGTGCTTCGTATAAATCGAGGAGTTCTGATGGAGAATAGTGAAGCTCATGCATGGCGTAATATAAAAACACCGCTTCCTTATCCCCATCTTTTATTAGTTTTTTGCTGCTTCTTCTAAATCTTCAATTTCGTCTTCAAATCCATTGATTTCAATCGCTTTGTTTAACCAGTTTGCATATTCACCGCCGACAGATAAAACACGTTTTGCAACTTCAACTGGATCTTGTGTGCTGTAGGCTTCTCTTAATTCCTTTGAACGGAAATCTGGATAAATCGTCGATTCAATGGCAATTCGTGCATAGAAGCGCTGGCTGTCTAAGTCTTTTACGCGGCCTCTGCCTTTGACATTTTTGAACGTGGTGTTTTCTTTTTCCAGTTCATCAATACGTTCCGTGGTAATCGCTTTGAAGACAAAAGGAATGACATTCCCTTTTTTATCAACAAAACGCTTAGAAATTGGTACTTTGACCTCTTCTGCTTCTACTGTTTGTCCTGGCATAAAAAATGAAAGATCAAATGTTTGTTTTTCGCTCATGTTTAAAAACTCCCTTTTGTTTGTTTTTTGAATACAAAAAAGCACATCCATTTTTTGAATGTGCTTTCCAATCTTTTCATGTATAATTGAGAACGTACAATTGAACGGCTTGCTCAAGGGCGTCTGGCTCATCCCCGATAGGAAGGGGGTGATGCTCATGTCAACATTCCAAGCACTGATGTTAATGCTTGCTTTCGGGTCATTTATCATTGCCCTGTTGACATATATAGACAAAAAATAGACTCCCCCTTGAGCTTTGGTAGGTGAAAGGGAAAGTCTATCCTGAACATCCTATTCGATTAGCCAGCCCCTTGAAGGGCCTCATTGTACATTGCCGGGATGTTAGCGCATCCTGGCTTCTTTTTATTGTATGCAAATCGCTTTGCATGTAAACATAATTTTGTGTGTCATTGAATGCAATGTGCATTACAAATGCATTCATTTTTCATTACATTTGCATTATAGCATATTTGGTTTTTATTTAGCTAATTAATTAGCTAATTTCCTCCGCATTTCTTAGAAAGAATTCTTCAGCTTTTCAGGCAGATCAAAGTCTTCAAATGTAAATGGAACTTCTTCTTCAAGTGCCTCTGAATCGACATCTAGTCCAGCAATTTTAGCTGAATCAAAGTTGACATCGAATAATGTCACACGCTCTGTGCCTCGGCCTGATGATTTATCATCAATTACCGCTTGAAGAGTGAAATAAGGATCTTCCCCTTTTTTCACATAGTTGAGCATGAGTTGAACGAAACGTGACGTAACTTTATAGAATGTTGCTGTTCCTGTTCCGTTTGCCCCAGTTGTTTTATGGCCAGTCATTCGGCGGCCCATTACGTTCACTTCTGATTTATTTTTCTCCACGTTTGCTTCAAACGTTTTGATAAAGGCAAGCTCCTCACCTTCTAAGAAAAGACGACCTTCTTTACCTGAGATTGTATTTTGCGCTTTAAAAGCCATCTTACTTCACCTCCACATTGAAATAGAATTTTTCTGCTGCGTCTACTGGCTGTACTGCTAAATCGATGATAAATCCATCACGATCTTCATTGAGGCCAATGACGATGTCTGTTTCTGAGTTAAAGCCTGTAATACCGCTGCCATCTTGAAGTTGTGTGAGATACTGTGTAATCAGTGTTTTCACAAGCTGCACTCCATCATCAGATGCTGGAATGTCATTGCCATTGGCTTTGCGTAATTTAATCAAATTTTTCAGTTCAAATGTTAAATCATTGTTGATTGCATCTAGCACACGGATGATTTTGTTTTTCGCCATTTGCTGGTTCTTTTCAACCGTGAAGCTTGTCAAAGAGTTAATATCTTTTTCAACGCTCACCGTGCGGTCTCTTGCATCGAAAGTGAAAAGAAACTCTCCTTGTGATAAACGGTATTCTACTTGATCATTATCAAGACGCTCTAATGTATCGACTGCGCCTTCGTATTCAACAAAGGTCAGTGACTGATTAAAAGTCGCTCCTGCACTTGCTCCTGCGACCCAAGCTGTTGTTTGAGCAGGCGCGAGTTCTGTTCCGTCTTCTAAAACAACACCGCTTGTGACATTGATGATACCTTCTTGATCAGCTGCATAGTTAGCCACAACGCCTTGCACCTTACGTCCTTGCTTATTACGTAAACGCTCAATAAATGACGCGAATGTTGCTTTTAATTGCTCACTATTATCGACTGGGAGTGCAATAACATCAAAGTATTCCGTTTCAGCTGCTTCTAGGAAAGCTGTATAATCTGCGACACTTGCCACACCGTTTTTCCCGCCGCTTAAAGCCGCTCCAGCAGTAATGACCGCTTCGCCTTCACCAGAAAATTGAACGTATTTGTTTTTCACAAGATCTTTGACATCTGTGACCACCTGTTTATCGACAATATCTGTTCCAAGATAGGTGATAACGTCACGTTTTGTGCTGTCGAGTACATTTTCTGCCACTTGAATGGTAATCTCATTTCCTTTTTGACCACCATAATTGGCTGTGACCACAAAGTTTTCTGCGATTTCCGCTTTGGCTGGCTCTCCTTCGTTTAGGCGGTAAAGCAAGACCGTTTGCGCTTTTTTCTTCGCTTCACGGAAAAGAAGAAGTGACTTATCATCAATGTTAAGCCCGACCTTTTTATTTAAGTCTTCCATATCGGAAACGGAAATAAAGGTTTTTGGTTCTCCCCAGCTCATGACAAGAGGAAGTGCAACTGTTCCTCGCTCGCCTAAAGTAATTCGCTGCTCTGCTGTTGTTTTAAAATTAAAGTAAATGCCAGGACGCTTTTTCTCTGTACCTGGTGTAAAAGTGCCTCCGTTCATCCTTTAAACCTCCTTGGACAAAAAAGCATCGATGTGCTTCTTTGCTTCTGTTTTTGTAATTGGTTGATGTTTGATATAAAAAAGAGCACCTTCAAGGATTTCTGGTTTTACCCCAAAAAGATCCTTACTGTGCTCTTTTAAGGCTTCAAATGAAAAGCCAAATTCTTTTTCTTCGCCCGCTGTTTGATCGAGCTGTGTTTTTTTAGTCTTGCTCACGTTTGATCACCCCATCTGAAAAATTGATATCTTCTAGGCTTGGCTGTTTATCTCGGTTGTACCAATAGCTGCTATCCCATGTCAGGACAATCGCTGCTACACCTTGATCTATGATTCTTGTTTCCACTCTTTTTATGCGGACATAATCATCAAGCACCTCTCCATCTTCACTGATCATCTGAATGATTTGACGATCAGCAAGCAATGCATCGACGACTGTTTCCGCCGCATCATGCGCTTTTTCTGTATCCATATGAAACACTTTCACTTGCAGCGAATAAGATTTCATAAAAGTAGACACTGTATCTGGGCCACTAATGACAGTCACTGGCGGCACATAAACAGATGGCACTTGAAAACGCTCTGGCAGAAGACGATCATACATTTTCACTGGATAGCGTGTGTATATATAATGCATGATTGCCCCGACTTCTTGATTCATTCCATCACCTCCCAAAATGTCGATCGATCCAGCTTTGAAGCTTTCGATCCAGCGAGTGTTCAAACATTTGTTCATAGAGCATGACGGCATGATCCCAGTACCCATTTCCTTCAATCCATTGAGATGAAAGCATCATGCCAGTACTGGCATTCGGATCATATTCAAAGCGGCTGCCGTTCCATCTGCCAGGCACCCATCTTCGTTCTCCATTTGAAGAAATGGCATGTCCATCATTCACGTAAGAGGCATAATCGAGCTGTGTCCCTACTTCTAGCGTGAGCCCGCCTCGGGAAGTGAGAAAGTGATTCTCCTTGTCACCTTTTTGAAAGGAATTGAGGAGACGGCCTGTATCAACAGCCTTTTCTTTGATGATTTCATCTTGAATGATGTCTAAAAACTGTAAGCCCATTTCCTGTAACCACTCTTGATATTGCGCCGTTAAGCCGCCACTATTTGCCTGTTGGAGCTGGGATAGCAGCCGGTCAAGTCCATCAATTTTCATAGGTTTTCCTTTCTGACGGCCATCACTTCCATGTGATGATTTTTCACTCTTTTTGGCTGCTGCAATTTGAGTGAGATGCCGTTCCACACCATTTTGTCATGCAAGCGAATGTCGCTTGCTAAAGGGAAATGGACGAGATAGGACTGATAGATGACTGTATTCGGTTCTTCTTGCACGAGTGACTGGCTTTTTTCTACAACATAGCAAGACACATCTCTCATACTTGGTGTATCAGGATAAGAGATGTCCGTTTGCAGATCTCCTGCTGGTATACCAAATTTGCCGCGGACTGCCTCTTCATTCTCTAAGTGAAAAAGATCACAGCGATCCGTTAATAGAGAATCATAGCTCATAATGACCTCACCTTTAAATTGGCGCTGCCGCCAGTTAGTGAAGGTTCAATATAATCAACAAGAAGGGCATACACATAAGGTCTGCCTTTCACTTTGTCCGCTGCCTTTGCGTATGAATAATCACCCATTTTTTCTGAAGTCAAGCCTTTCATCATGGATTCATCATCATTCAGCATGGCAAAATACTGGGCCATTTTTAATAAGGCAATCCTTGCTTTTTCAGGAATGGGCTGATATTTTTCATGTGTAAAATCGTGCCCGACAATTTGAAATACCGCTGCTTCTGCTTCAATAATATCTGCCGCTAGTCTCTCTACAGAACGATTTTTCACGCGATCAAATACAGAATAGGCTTGTAGTTCCTCAGCAGAAATGATCATAGCCTGCTGTCACCTACTCTTTCACTTTCATTACTTTGGCTACAGCATCCTCTTCCTCAAATTTGCTGTCGAGCTTCGCTGTCAGAACAATGATAAACTTACGGCTACGAATATCTTTTTCTACTTCAATACGAATATTGCGAGAAAACCCTACGATAATGTTTTTCGGGTGTGTCAGTAAAATATCTGATACGTCTGTTCCTTCTTCATCATATGGCTGCATATTGGCAAGACCTTTGACCGGAACACCGAATGCAGAAGAAAGTCCGCCTTGAATCGCCGCATCTCCGAGACCTGTCTGACGGTTTGCTACTTGGTCTTTCCACTCGACCTCTAAACTTGGGGATGTATAAAAACGGAAATCCTGAGGTACACGTAAATATTTTGACGGCATCGCTTTATAGGCTTGTTTGAACATTTGACGGCTAATTTCCGCTCCATTCGCATCGACAATATGAGAAACTGCCTGTTTTCGTACGCCATCCATTTGAGCTAAAAATGGATCTTGTGATGTTGTATCACCGTTGACGATCAGTTCTTCAATATCGACTGCCGCTCGTTCCGCCAGCATTTGCATAATGGTCTGCTGAATCCCGTCTTTTTCAATGTTGTTTTCAATGCTGTCGTACGTCATATGGATCTCAGCAATGACTTCTTTTGCATTGAGCTGGACAGTGCTTGTCGCTGGGACAACACGGTCTTTTGCATCAAGCGCTTTGCCTTCTTCTGCTGGGCGTAAAATGCGCTGACCGAAGCCGATTTTTTCGATTTTTTGTGAATCACTTTCCATTGGAATGATACGTGCATCATTTAAAACGGTTGGTGTATTTTGCATCATTCTAATGAATGTGTTGGATTGGGCTGCGTTCATGAGACCGCCTGTTTTTAAGCTGGCAAGTGTCATTTCAGCCTTGCGAATCAACTCTTGATTTCTCACACTTTTTCCTCCTTATTTAGGCTTATAGTAAGCCATCCCATATGGGCTTTGTCATATCATTTTGTGTATCGTGATTTGTTTGTTTAGAAATGCCCCGCGCTTTTTCAAGCATGTGTATCCGCTCTGAAATAGGCAGTAGCTGTTGCTGAAGCACTTCCTGAATCGCTGCTTTTTCTCTGCCTGCTGATTTCTCTAAGGAAGAGAGCTGATGACGAATTGGCGCAACCACTTGCTCCAGCACTTTTTGCACAGGTTCTTCTTCACCTGTTTGATCTGTCCCATGTTTATCCGCTTGTAAAACGTTGTCGATGGCCATTTTTGCTTTTTCTAGTTCGCGTACTTGATCAGTCGTTAATCCGGCATCTTGCTTTTGAACGGATGCTGGTCTTTCACCAATCGTTTGGAGGACATCATTTGTTTTCAACACATCCTGCACGATTGGAATCAATTGTTCAAGTGCCGCTCTTACGCTAGACTCATCACCATCACTTGACTGCAACGTTTCCAGCAGATGATCTAAAACGCTCCAAAATTGTTGTGGCATATTTGCACCTTCCTCTTTCAAAAAGAAATTTTTCAGCAAAGAAAAAAGCCCTCTCTCGTTCGTTTCTTGAGATAGGAGCTGATCGTGTTCCTCTATTGCGATGATGTCTGCTGTTCCAGCCATTGAGTAGCCTGTAATATGGCCTTGCTGAATTTGGTCCCAAATATCTTGTGATGCCTTTGTCACAAGTACCCAAGATCCTTTTTGAATCAGCTCCCCGCCTACTTCAAAATCCGCTGGGGCAATGTATGATTCGACGACTTCGCCAACACCGTCTTGAAAATCATGCTGTTTATCAATGTGACGGGCATCTTTCATAAAACCGTGTGCTGCCCTTTCAATTTCTTTGGCCGACATAAAGTCTTGATGTGCATCAGGTGTATTCGGTTCATACACGACACCATATACGAGGCGATGCGCATCCTCTGCCTTCGTCAGGACACTGACTTCTTTTTGAAAGTCAGGCTGCTTTTTCTTTGCTTTCATCAAGAAAAATTTCTTTTGATTGGCGGCCTTGTCCACATAGGAAACATGTGTAATTTTTGCGTTTTTTAATTCCCTTGGCATATGTTCACCCCCTTTCAAAAAAGCTCACGTCCTTTTATTTCTCCAGCTGGTTTGACTCGGATGGAGACAGCCCATCAGCTGTTTTTATGCGGCTTTCTAAAGGTCGGTGGTAGAATTCTTCCGGCCATTCCTCTAACGTCTTACCAAGAATACGCCCCGCAAGATCTCGCAAATCATTTGGCGATACTGCCCCAGCCTGAATAAATGGTGTCAGAACCTTCGCTATCTCTAATGGATCTCTAAAGTCAGGACCATTTAATAGAAAGCGGACATGCCATATATCTAAATCCGGGAGAAAAAGAGTATTGAGTTTCCCTGTAATAAGATGCCGCTCTGGCTGAAACACTTGCTCCTCCGTTGTTTTTCGCGCGGTATCTGCCGTGGCCTTGTTATAATCTTGTGACTCTCCTGTGTAAATAGGCGGCAGACGAAAAGCGGAGCGGATTTTGTTTCTCGTCTTTTCATCGTATTCTAAAAAGAGCGCATCCTCTTGCAGGATTTCCGCCAAGGATTTAAAGTTCACTTTGACATTTGATACATCTTCTTCACCTGTTAATCCTTTTTCTGTCGGAAGCCCTTCTACTTCAAGCAATAAAAACTTATGCGCATGATCAGACCCTTCAATATCATCCATATAATCTTGTAGCTGCTGATAAGAAGTCTCTGACAGCATGCCGTTTTCAACAATGATGGCACCAGGTACATGCCTTCCTTGCTTAAAATAAAGATAATTCAGCTCTTCTGCTTTTCGTGCGCCATACATATTGACGATGTTGCCAATCCAGCGGGGAATCCCATACGTCCCACTGCCAATTTTAAAATGAATGACTTCTGTTGCTTGAAGTGGTTCTGGTGTAGCATCATCGTACTTGCCTGTTTCATAATTTAATATGCGCGGATCTCCATACTCCTTGAAAAAGACTTTCTTCTCATTGATGACCTGCACATATTTTCGGAATCGTTTCTTGCGATTCATCGTCTTTAATTCGCCGTTTTCTGTGTAGCGGAATTCGACGTCGACTGGCTCACTCAGCTTGCAAATGCGGATATGGAGTGCATCCAAATACTCGATTCCTGCCGGCTTTCCTTGTCCATCCCGCAGCACCTCTAAAAAGCCATTTCCTGTTTTCTCCCGGTCTTCTAGGACATAACCAAGAATCACGTCAGCAGACTCATCATAGTTCATGTATTTCGTAAACTCTTCGAGTCTTGTCCATTCCTTCTCGGCTGTCTTCTTTTTGACCGGTTTCACATCTTCCGCATTAAAATCAAAGGCGTATTCCACCCCAAAGCCAAAGCCTAAAATGTTTGTTCGATACGCATCTATACATTGCTGAAGAATCGTTGAGTATTCTGCCATGCTTTTTAATTCATTGATATGGTAGGGCGGCGGGACAATGTCATCTTTTTCGTATGAAAATTCATCCTCATACATTTGTTTTGTATGATCAGACATGTTGGCCTTCATAATCGTTGCTTTTAATTGTTTCATTGTATGGACCTCCTCTCTCGGTTTGGACGGACACGCTCTGAAGCAGTCTGTTTCAAATCGGTCACCTCATAATCATCTAGCGCATACCAAATGGCGGATAATGTGTGTGGATCGATTTGAAATTCATCTTCTTCTAAGCGGCCGTTCTTATCTGCCTTATAGGTTAGTGATTGAAGTTCATAGATGGTATAAGGGCAAGCATCAGAACAAATGATTTTCTTAAATCGTTTGATTTTCTTTGTATATTGCAAACGTGACCCTTGGAACTTATGCGCAGCGACCATTTGAAATCCGCGCTGCCGAAAATAGTGAATCGTTTTAGGCTCTGCTGCGTCTGCCTTAATGAGTTCCTTTGATTCAACAAATTCTTTCAAATCAACAGCTGTTTCATCATCTGTTTTCCCGCGGTCGTAATATTCCCAATAAATATATAAGTACTTTTTTTCATGATCGACAGCTAACCGAATGAGCGCATTGTAGGATTCGACAAATCCAAAATCCATCCCCGCTCGTTTCAGCGGTCTTTCAATCTGCCCGATCGCATCTAATACGTCAGCATGCTGTCTGACCTCAAATTGCGGAAACACTTTTGTGCCATTGATACCGAAGTATCCCTTTCTTGCAATTCGATAAAGATCTGGATCGTATTCTTTCAGCTCATCCAGCTGCTTGACATAGCTTCTAGGAAGAAATAGATTGTCTTCTGCTGTTGAGTGGTGATAGTACGTATCTTTTATCACGATGGTTCGCTGTTTGTATAAGGTTTCGTCATCAAGGACAAATCGTTTCAGCTGTTCATCTCTAAAGAAATGTCTGTACGTCCAATTATCCTGACCAACGGGATTCGTCGATAACATCATATAAAGAGGTAAAACCGGATGTCTCAGCCTTCCAAGCAGTTCTTTAAACCCTTCATATGAAACCTCGGAACACTCCTCAATCCAAATAATTGAGATGTTGTTGATCGACTTCAATTTCTCAGGCTTGTCCAGTCCTTTAAATAAAATGTTGCTCCCATTGCGAAAAGTGAGAGCAAGCGGTGAACTGCGGCACTTTACTAGATGATCGATGCCAAGATCGCTGACGATTTCTTGTAAAAGAGAGTAGGTCGACTCCCGGTGCGTATCATACACTTCTCGAATGACAAGTGCTGTTCGTTTTTCCTCAAGCAGTTTTAAAATCAGCTTTAAAGCAATGTGATAGCTTTTGGAGGAGCCATAACCGCCTACTAAAAACTGAAACTTTTGATTCCAATCGAACAAAAAGTGTTCAAAGTGAGGATTGACTTCTTTTTCAATCAACGGCGTCATGAATCGTCCTCTTTTCTTTTGATCATGATATGAAGATCTTCTTCTTTTTCCTCACGAACTGCTTTTTTTGTTTTTTCGATTGTCAGCTCAATTTGCTTCAGCTTTAATCTTCGTTCATCTTTCGCATGAGCGAGCTCTTCAAACTGTTTAATCAGCCGTCTTAGTTCTCCCATTGCACGAGATTGGGCATTTAAAAAAGTAGCATGCCGATCCCATGAAAATTGAAACGAAAATTCCTCTGCCGTGATCTCTGGCTCTGGATGAATGCCTTCGCCTGTTTCTTCCTCTAATGAAGAAGGCAAGTACGTCGCCTTTTTCAGTTCTTTGATCATGTCATCTTGATCTGCTACATGCATGATGCGCTGCGCTCGAATAATGGCTGCGTATTGAATTTGAATTTGATCCCAGATGATATCAAGAGATGTGCGCCCATCCATTTTTTCCATGATTTCAATCGTTTCATCTGAAAGAAATTGATGAAAGATCGAGTGCGCCTGCTTTGACGGTGTTTTTTGTCTTTGCCAGCCGTATCGTCTTTTCCATGATTTAACGGTATGGATGGAGACGTTGTAATGATCGGCTAGTTGCTGGTACGTCATCCCTTTCATATAATCCTGCTTAGCCTCTATCCGTTTATCTTTCATTTACATTCACCTGCCGCCTCCTTTTAGTTCGAATGATTCCCTGATGAGAAATCATTTGTGCCGGGCTAGCAAACATTCGTTTGGTCTTTCTAACTATAGGTGGCAACTGTAAGACAAGCTTTTGAAGATTGATGTGATGAAAGAAAAAACGCCTATTCAGCAGCTCTGAATAGACGTTCTTGTACTTTTTTGGACATTTTGGTCCGAGCTCTTTCCATATGTTTTTGGACTGTTCCTTTTTTTACATCTAGCATGATCGCAATCTCGCTAAATGACAGACCCTGCGTTGTGTGCATAAAAAACACGTCTTTCTCTCGATCTGTTAAAACAGACAAAGCTTCATCGATTCGCCTTTTGTCCCGCTCACTTACCTCTCTTTCTTTCTCTTGAATGAGGGTATATTCATGTGATAAAGCCTCTAATACCTCTTGATTAGCAAGAATGGTGCGCTGATACACAGACCGTCTATCTAATCCTCTGCGTGCGCCTGGCTCTCTACCGATTTGAAGCCATTCCACCACGTATTCTAAATCACTGACCATACTGGCGATCATTTTTTGATCATGTTTGTCCTGATCTGACATCTGTTTCTCTTCTTTGTCTTTCAATTGTTCATATCGTTTTCTGGCATCTTTTAAACTTCTTTTATATTCAATCAGTAAATCTTGCATCTGTGCTCTCTCCCTTTTTTAAGAAAATAAAAAACGGACACCAATCAGCCCCTTTTTATAGGGTCTTGATCAGTGTCCGCAGGCTTTCCGTCTTGGACTTATTCAGTTGTTCTTGTTCATCAGACTAGCTGATTTTAAAACCAATCTCATGATCGACTCTTGCAAAATGCCCTTTTGCTGTTTGAATAATCGTTTTTCCATGCTCAGGTACATCCATCATATAAGCCGTTCCTACGTTTCCATCTAACACAATGACTTGAATCTTTCCTTTTTCCATTTCACCGACAAATGTCTGGTTTTCTTGAATCATGAGTTGTTTTGGCTCGTTCATATGCTTGTCTCCTTATTTGGTGGTGAGGATCTCATATCATCACCCATCGTATTTAAAATGATTTCCATTCGAGGACGCATGCTATAAAACTGTGAAACTCTTAATTCTACAATCTGTAAAGAGGCGTCATCGGTAAAGGCATGAAGTGCTTCTTGTATATACTGCAAATTTGGCTCGAGAATGCTGATGTGTACCGGGCGTATCAAGCCTTTTTCTGCAGATGTACGCGTGTCTTGGCTGTTCGCTAGATCAATGGGCATATTGTAAAATGAGCGAATGTCGAGTGATAATGCGCCTTTTATTTTGCTTGTGCATTGCGCTTTAGCGGCTGTTTGAATTCTGTTTATCAATGTCTCTTTTGTGCATAAATGTTCTTTTTCAATGATAAAATGAAGGACCATGCTACGATCTCCCGTCATCCTTCGCCCACTGCCGAATGTCTTGTTCGTTTTGACCCGCATTGAGCAAACATTTCAGGAATGTCATGATTTGCTTCAATCGATTCATGTCGCATTCATCCTTTCCTTCTTCTTGTCATCAACGGCTTTTTCTGCCATGAGGGTCATGTATGTGCGTTTTTCTTCTGCCGTGGGGAAAGCAAAAATCGGCTCTTTTTGATGAAAAGTGATCCAGCCGCCAGCTTGTACTAGGCAATGCTGTGCTTCTTTTCGGGCATCAAATGTCATCTGATGTCTCATCATCACCAAATCCTTTCTCACGGTCCTCGTCCTCTAATCGATAACCATTTCGGGACATTTCATATGGCCAGTAACGTTTTGGATAGCCGAAATCATTCATTTGTGTCACCATCGGATGTTCGATATTCAT